TTGGAATACACCGACCCTATGCCCGACGGCGGCACAGTCGCCATAGAAACCAGCCTGACCGACGACCGATATTTTGCGACCCGCGCAATCGTGCTTGACGATCGGCGCACCGTTGTCACCGTTGAGTTTGTTTGCGACACGTACGACGAAATGTTGCGACACGTTGAGCGCCTAGCAAAAAACACGGCAATTAAATTTGCTATTAGCCCGTCAATAGATATTCATTGGCCGTTAGCGCTTGAGCGTCGCAGGGCAGTTGTCGGTTATGGCGAGATACTTAAATTTACGCCGCGCATAAAGTCAATGATCCACGAAAAACTTCTTTGGCACACAGGCGAAAATATGCTTGCCGAACACGTGCAACGAGCCGTCGCAGTCAGGTCACAAAACAGCATTGCGTTATCGTCGCAGCGATCACCCGGCCCGATCGAGTTGGCTCGGTGTTTGGTTTGGTCGGCGGCGCTCGCGTCACGACCGACCGCAACAGGCAAACCTATGATCGTTGTTGCTAGTGGCTAGTATCTTCACGGGCGACCGTCAAATGCCTTACTTTCTCGGTTGATGTTTGGCGGTCGCCTATACACACCCGTCAAATAAATTGGTGGCATACTTACAGCATGGCGATATTTTCACGGTCAGTAAACAAGGCGGCTATATCGCCTGAGCCAACTAAAGCGGCAGCCGCAGGCGGTCAGTATTACTCAGCCAACACCGCGGGCGTTGGCATGATCGGACAGTACTACTCGTACAGCGAAGGCGAATCACGCAACCGCGCAATGAGCGTACCTACCGTCAGTCGAGCGCGCGATCTAATGGCAAGCGTTATCGGTTGCATGCAATTAAAAATGTATAACGAAATTTGGAACGGCGACGAAATGGAAAAAATGCCGTTAGCGCCACGCACATGGTTGCGACGTATTGACCCGACATTGCCAAACAGTTTTATTATGTCTTGGACATTTGACGATCTATTTTTTTACGGTCGCGCATTTTGGTACATCACGTCACGCACAGCCGACGGATACCCAGCGTCGTTTACAAGAATTCCGTCGGCCATGGTGAACACACTCGATCAAACTGGCCCGGTCTGGTTTGCGCCATCAAAGCAACTGACATTTCAAGGCGGCAACTTAAACCCTGACGATCTTGTGCAATTCTTGTCGCCGATACAAGGCATTGTTTATATGAGCGAAAAGGCGATTGCTACTGCGTTGCAACTTGAGGCCGCACGGTTTCGCAACTCGAGCAGCGCGATACCAGCGGGGGTAATTAAACAAACTGGTGGCGAGCCGTTGAGCGCACAAGAATTAGCCGATCTTGCGGCCGCGTTTAATGCGGCTCGAGCAACAAACCAAACGGCAGCGTTAAACGAATTTGTAAGTTACACCGAGACACTTACTAGCCCTGACAAAATGTTGCTGATCGAGAGCGCAGAATTTCAAGCAATGGAAATGGCGCGACTATGCAACATACCGCCGTACCTTGCAGGCGTATCGGTCGGGTCTTACTCGTACCAGTCATCGGCAGAAGCGCGAATGGATTTGTGGACATTTGGCGTACGCGCCTACGCGGATTGTATTGCTGGCACACTCAGCCAAAACAACATACTGCCAAACGGCACATACGTTGAATTTGACGTTGAGCAATACCTATCGGGCGAGTACTCAATGAGTGACTACCGCGAGGACAATTCCGAAACCCCAATACCAAATGGAGTACTATAAAATTTATGATCAGACTTACCCCTTCACAGATCACGGTTGATGCAGCGGCGGCAGAGGGTTTGCCGTCGCGCTCAATCTCAGGCGTCGCAGTCACATACGACGAAACAGCGACCGTTAGCGACGGTACAAAGGTACGGTTTTTGCAGGGGTCGTTGCCAGTCACGGGGCGCGACCCAAAACTTTATGGACAGCACGACAGCAACCAAATTTTGGGCAAAGTTGTTGAGCGCGTAGACACACCGCAGGGCATGATGTTTACAGCCAAACTTAGTGCTACTCGATTGGCTGACGAATTTATGACCCTTATGGTTGACGGCGTTATTGACGCGGTATCGGTAGGCGTAACCCCAACAAAATTTAGTTACGACGACGACGGCACAATGATCGTTGAAGCCGCCAACTGGTCAGAATTGTCGCTGGTTAGCGAAGGCGCATTTGCAGGCGCGGTCATCACCGACGTTGCGGCCAGCGCACCCGACGAGACTATCCACGAAACCGAGCCAGCAGTAGAGTTACAATCAGAACAGGACACAGAAAAGGACACAACCCCTATGAGCGAAACACAAGCAACCCCAGTAGTCGAAGCAGCGCAAGCAACTGTCGACAAACTTTGGGCGCAACCAAAACGCGAATTTCGTATGCCAAGCGTCGGCGAATACCTTGCCGCGTACCACATCGGTGGCGACACATTCCGTAAAGTCAACGAAGAATTTGTTGGCGCACAAAAAGCAAAACAAAGTGTGCTTGAAGCAGCCGCAGGCGACATCGCAACAACCGATACACCGGGTTTGTTGCCAGTACCAGTACTCGGCCCAGTATTTCAAGACATCAACTTCATTCGACCATTCGTAACAGCGATCGGCGCACGCGCATATCCTGACGGTGGCACACAAAAAACATTTATCCGCCCAACAATCACAACTCACACATCAGTTGCCGAACAAACAGGCAGCGCAGAATTTGGTGCAGCATCAGCAACAACAATGGTGATCGCAGCAAACTCAGTAACAAAAAAGACATTTGCTGGTCAAGTAACTTTGTCAGTACAAGACATTGACTTTACGTCACCTGCCGCAATGACACAGATCATGAACGACCTAATGGGTCAGTACATGATCGCAACCGACAACTTTGCAGTTGACACATTTGTTACAGGTGCAAGCACTCAAACAAACTGGAACGGCACACCCGAAGATTTAATTGCAACTCTTTACGTCATGGCACAAAAAATATCGTCAGGAACAAACTTGTTCCCAACGCATATGTTGGTCGGCCCTGACGCTTGGGCAACACTTGGCTCAGTAGTTGACGCCGACAAACGACCATTGTTCCCAGCAATTGGACAACCAGGGCTTGGCGGATACAACACACTTGGCGCAGGCAGTCTTGCAAACTGGGCAACAATCAACCCACTTGGTTTGCAAATGATTGTTGACAGCAACGTTGCAGCAAAAACCATTGCAGTATTCCACGCACCAGCGTCAGAATATTACGAAGCAATTCGAGGATTGCTCAGCGTTGAAAATCCTGGCACGTTGTCACGTACGTTCTCGTACTACGGCTACGCATCGTTCTTTCAAACAAAAGCAACACTCGCGTACAAAACCAGTTACGCCTGATCGAGTAGCGGCCTAACCGCTATGGCAACATATCTAACCGCATCAAAACAGTTACTAGACGACTACGCCTGCATATCTACGCTCGAGCCAACCGACATACAAGTTGGCGACAGCGTAGTTGTAGGTTCGCTTGGCGCACCGTTCAACGGCACGTTCACCGTGTTAAGTTGTCCGCAATACAAATACACAGGCGTGGACACAACCACGGGCGAATGGACATTTGACCAAACCCAGCCGATACCTAACCAAGTGCTTTACGCTTGCACAGGTAGCAACGTCGAATTTGTTGCGATCTACACAGGCACGGTTGCATTCACGCCCACTTGCACGTGGATTACGGCCGCAAACTTAGTTACTTATTTGGGTGTGTCGATTACTAACCCGTCAGATGATTACACGCTGATTACGCAGGCCGTGAGCGCTGGCAACCAGTTTTGCAGTCGTCGTCGAGCCGAAGCAGGCTACAACGACAGCCTTAGCACGTCGCCTAGCGGTGATGTCACGCTCGGCACTTTGATGTATTCGGCGGCGTTGTGGCGTTCGCGTGGCTCGCTTGAGAACGTGTTTGCGTCGTTTGACGGCATGGGTACAGCACCTCAACAATCGTTGACGCCGATCGTTAAACAGTTGTTAGGTATTGACCGACCAGCGGTTGCCTGATGCCCGCACCATACACCGATCTATTTAACGAGACGCTAGACGATCTCGCTACGACGCTTACCGCGATCACGTCGTTGCGTGTCGTGACCGACCCAACAAAACTTGTACCTAACGCCGTGTTTATTCAGGCGCCAAGTTTTACGACGATTGCTGGCAACGGCAACATTGTCCGCATGGACTACCCGATCAAAGTTGTTGGCAGCGGCCCAGCAGGGCTACCCGTGCTACGCGAAATACTGCAAATCACGGCAACCGTTTTAGGGTCGGCAATAATTGTCATGTCAGGCAGACCCGGCACACTTGACATAGGCGGGCAAGAATATCCGTGCTACGACCTATCGGTAGGCGTACAAGCACAAACCGCGTAATGCACACAAACACACAGCCGTTATGGTAAAACTAATACATACACTTAAGGAGTAACAATGGCTTCAGCAACTTACTTATCAAACCCGGTATTGACGATCAACGGCGTTGATCTATCCGATATGTGTACTTCAGCAACTTTGACCTATTTGGTCGAGGCTCTTGAGGACACCGCGTTTGGCACAAACTCACGCAGTTACACAGCAGGGTTAGTCAATAACGAAGTGACATTGACTTTGTATGCGAGTTTTGCCGCAACTGAGACTTACGCGACTTTGTTCAATTTGATCGGCGCAAAAACAACGGTGACACTTAAACCGACATCGGCAGTAGATAGCGCAACAAACCCAAAGTTTATTTTGACTGATTGCTATTTGGAAAGTCTGCCAGTTATCAACGCGTCACTTGGCGAACTATCAACCTATGATGTCGTATTCCAAGGCGGCGCATTAACAGTCGATACAACCAACCCATAAACCGTGCCATTACTGGCCGAGAACAGGAATAGGCAATGCGATTAAAACTAAAGGTTGATCTAAACGACGGCACAGCGCCAGTCGAAGTTACAACAAATATGTTTGTTATTTGCGAGTGGGAAAAAACTGAGGGTCGCAAAATTAGTGACGGCAAAGGTATTGGCTACACCGATCTAGTTTGCTGGGCGTACAATTTGCTGAAACTTAGTGGTCAAACAATGCCTGCAACATACCGCGATTGGGTTAAAGCAAACCCGAACATGACCATTGAGGCGATTGACGAGACAGACCCAAACCCTACGGCGTAGGCAGTTACCGA